CCACAAAAAAACCCTGGTTAATAAAAACTAGGGTTTAGTATTTGGTTATAGCAAATTAAAATTATGCTAACTTGAAACCACCTGTTGTTACAGTTGAACTTGAACAGTCTACGCTGTTTGAACCAGCGGCTGTTAATGTTCTAATTGATGTTTGTAATGTTGATGCTGTGTATGCACCTGTTGGGTAGATACCAACTGAAATCTGTCCACTTGTGTCATCTTCAACTTGGTATACAGCCACTGTAGATGTCTGCTGGATGTTTTCTAAAATTGCTTCTACTGCTAATCCTGTTCCAACTTCTGCTTGTAAGTCTACGGCTGAACCATCATCAATTAAAAGTTTGAAGAAGTCTAGTTTTGGACCTTGTAGGTTAACTGGAGCTGATTCAGCTAAAGCACCTGAAAGTGCACCGTTGTTTGTGTCAATATGGAATACCTGTTGTGCATTACCATGGGTTCTTGTAAATTCTGCCATTTTAATCTCCTATATCTAATGGTGGAATCCGTAATCGGTTCCTACTTTTATTTACCTTTTTACCCTCATTAATGACCTACGCATAAACTCATAGAATTCGTTCTGCAAACCGGTTTTACGCATCTGTAGCATAAGTCTTTGACGAATTGTGTTTTTGTCTCTTGGTGTTTGTCTTTCCCAGTTTGAGATTTGTCTACGCATTTGTATCAGTGGCGCAGGCAGAAAATCTTCCATCTGGCGTTGTAACATCAACATCATGTAGCTGTAATCACTATTGTTGAATTCTCTTTTCATTATCTGTCGTAGATTACGTTTCAGTCTAAGTTCAGGTATTGTAATTTGTGCGTTTTGTACAACTCTGTCTTTGAACTTTTCTGGCTTCATCAGTATAGCAATTACATTGTAGAGATCTGGTTGAGAAGTTCTAAATCCAGGCCAGTTCTGTAAATTCATTATTTCTTCTGCTATTCGGGCAGCATACGCAGGATCACTGTTTACAAATATTTGCAATGCTAACAGTTGTTCAAACAGTTGCTCACCTAGTTGTTTCAATGTCAATCCATTTAGATGTCTTGGTGTTCTATATGCACGACTTTCTGTCAACCAATCAAAAGCAATTTTTTCTTTCTCTTTGCTTTCTGTCAGTCCTTTGACACGTGCAATAGCATTCCATCTTTGACTTACAGTGTCTACCCATTCCCATTTGTCGCCTGTAAATGCACTTACGCCTTTTACAAATATATCCCATTCGCCTCTGTGTATATCGTTATCATCTAGGTGTCTTGATATTTTGTATTCTAATCCATTGTGCGTCATCAAATATGCACCTGGCTCTTTAGGATGCTTTTTAGTTGCTCCTTCGCTGACAGTAGTTTTCATAATTACTTCTGGCATTTTCATATGTGAAATATTACTACCAAATGGTACGATACTTTTTTCGTACCTACGTGCTAGATCTATTTTTTCTTCTTCATCATCAGTGCGATAAAACTGGTTAGCAATTGCCATGTCTGCAACTACTGTGCCCGCAGGAGGGTCAATAAATGTAGGGCGATATAGATTTACTTTTTTTAGATCTTTATTGGTTAAACTATAAAACGTGCTTTCCCATTTGTCTGGATGAAGTGCATAACGACCATTGCGTTGTGGCACATAGTCTACTAATTCATCATCTCCATCATGGAACTTGCCTAGTTTTTGTAAATGCACAACTTTGCCTTCAGTTGGTTTTTTCAGATAGTACTCTAGTCTTCCTCTTTCTGTGCTTACATCAACTTCTTCTCTAACTGTGCTACGTGGCATTTCATAACGTGTGCCAATTCTGAATGGCGAGTCTTCAACTGTGAATACTCTGTTTGGTGTGTCAAAATTTTTCTTACGCATTACAGTTTTAGCAATTAAATCTAGTTCGTCATTGTCTTTGTCTAACACTAATGCAAAAGGCACATTTATGTCTGTCTGTAAATCACGCATGACCGCTTCACTGTCAGGACCCATCTGTGCAATAGGTTTGCCATAACGTTTGCGTTCTTGTTTAAACAGTCTTGTAAGCTCTGCTGGCACTATTGGTTTTTCATTACGTTCACTGTTTACTCTATCCATAAAGTGTTTTGTAAACTCCACATCGATACCTACATCAGCAAATATTCTATCTGCGAATGTTTCTAGTTGCTTCATATCGACTGCGGTTACTGGCATTATCTTTTGCCTTGTCCTCTATACATTTTGTAGGATCGTCTTTTGTGTTTGTTCATTTTACATAAAGACGGCTTTCTTCCTATGCTGGTTTTTACAAATGTAGGTTCGTGTGTTGAACTTGTTGCATACATTTTTGCCATTATGCTACTCCTGGGTTATTAGCCGCAAAGTTTACACGGCTGAATTTATCTCTATCAACAAGTTTTATGCCGTCTCCGACATAGCCCTCATGTCCGCTTACGCCTTTAATATCTGCTTTTACATCTTGATCTTGATCGTCAAGATCTTTAATCAATTTATCTTTTAGCAGTGCTATATTTACAAAAGAACTAAACAACGCACTCACTGCACCTTGATTTTCGTTCATCCATTCAATTATTCTTGGTGCTTGTGTAGGCATTTTTTGTGTTACCCAAGGACCAAAATCTTTTACCATGTTTGTAAAACCACCTTGACGTACCTTAAAATTTATGTATTGCTTCATCAACTTTGGAGTGCTGGTAATTTTCCTATTTCTTAGCTCTGATGGATTTAAAAATGCATCAATTGCAGGTGCATATTCGTTAAAGGTGTCTTGTATTTTAATTAACAGTCCTTTGTCTAATTCTATTGCACTTCCAGTATCTTTCATTGTACTGTCTAATGCTAATACACCTGGAACCTTGTCGAGAACCCGAGTTGTTACTGGACGCACTGTTCCTTTAGGCTTGTCTATTTCTGTATGAACTGCAATACCTACGTTACTGTTTCCTATTTGTTTTCCAAGTGGCGTATCAGCACTTACTCTGTAGGTTACTTGGTTAGGTGTAAACACATATGAGTTGTCTTCTACAGGTGGTGTTGCACTGTACAACAGATCTGCTTGAACGAAACCTCTAAAATGCTGCGGCACAGCTCTGCTTAATAACGGAAATAACTTTTGATATACACCGATTAAATCTGTGTAATCACCCTTACGATTACTAAACACTCTTGCCATATCTTTTGCACTAGTAGCCAAACCATTATATCCTGTGGCTACAAATCCGCCTTTGTCTGTAAGAATAAACTGTCCATTGTTATCTCTGCCGAATACTATAGCAGGTTTGCCATCCCATTTGATAGTGTTAACTTTTGCTGGTTCTTCTGCACTGCGTCTTATTGCATCAATTGCTTGTTTAATTCCTTTGGATCCCATGTCAAAAACTAGATCTTCAGGATGTTCAATCCTAGCACCTTCAGCCAAATATGGTTTGTAATGAGCAGGGTTGTCTGAGACTACTTCCATGCCTTGATTGATGATTCTATCACGTAGTCTTGCCAACCAATCACTGCCGCCTTCTACAACTGATTCAAAGGTAAATCCTTCTCTTTCAGCATAACCACGGAAGTCTTCAAGTTTTTGATCACGTTGTGGATCATTTTGTAACGCACCTAGTATTGCTTCTACACTGAACAAATCTTTTTCAGTAGCACCTTTGTTAAGTATTACTCTTGCAATGTCTGCTGGTAGATCTGTTACAAATTCGTTTGTTGATCTACTAACCAATCCTTGATTTGGTGAAAGTTTATATCCGGCAGCTTTTGCAATTGAATTCATCAGTACATTACGTGTAACACCTTTGTAATCACTAGCTGGATCAGCACGCATTAGAAACTTTGAAAAGTCTGGCTTCTGAACAAACATAAAGTCAGTCTGTATATAGCCTTGATCTTCTCTGCCTGTGATTGGTGCTTTGAAATGAACACTTATTCCACTCTTACGCACCCATTCTCTAGGATCAAAGCCGTGAGATTCAGCCCACTGAGTTAGTTTGTTTTCAAGTTCTTGTTTGCTTATCGTTTTAGGGTCAACTGCTAGATCTAAATCACCTGATGTTGGTTTTTGTCCTGTGCTACCAAGCATGTTATCCATGAGAGACAATCCAGTGAGTTGCTCTAACCAAAGTACAGTAGGCTTTACATCTGTTTGATTAATACGCTTAGTTTGTATAGCACCATCAGCATCTTTGAAGACGTTGCCACCCTCTTTTAGTTTCATGTTGTAACCGCATCTAAATACTGTAGTATTTGTTTTTTAATTCCAGGATTGCTATTGATTTGTTGAGCCAGTGTTATTACAGGATCATCACTGGCAATTTTCTTTAGATCAGGCATCTTTATACCAGCAGTTTGAAATGCTTGTTGCATCACTGCTCCGTCTATGCCTTGAGTTGTAAGCCATTGTGCAATTTGTACACTGTCAGTTGGTTTGCCGGCTTTTGTCCATGCTTTCATAAGTTTATCAGCAGTTACTTTAGTTGTGATATTTGTACCGACTTGACGAGCTTTTTGTCCAAGTTTGGTAACACCTTTACCAATTTGTTGTTTTAAGTTTGAAAGCATACCGCCTGGTGCTTCCATAAGATCTTGCTTGTAGGCAACTGCAACAAAAAGTTTTGTAATTTGATCTTCTGTGAGTGCATTCGCAGTACTGTGTCCGCTCTGCAACAATGATCTTCGTTTTGCTAGTTGCTCTGGAGATAGGTTCTTAAGTCTTTCTGCTTGAGCAGCGGCTTTTGCATCTAAATTTTCAGCGGCACCGGGTACGTTATCTTTTAGCCATTGTGTAGCCTCTGGACTCATAGCCTGTGTTCCTGGAAATTGTGAGTTGAATTGATCTATTAGTTCTGGGTCTGTAATTGGTATATCACCACGTACGACAATACCTTCGCCTGTGCCGCCTGGTGCAACTAGATCAGCTTTTGCTTGTAGGTCCGCTCTGCCTTGTGCAACTTTATCCCCTACACTACCACTTTGAGCAGTTGCAGTTCTATCAGCACCTGTTCCACCACTTACTTCATCAGGGTCAACAACATCACCACCAGTTGTACCGTCTAAATGACTTTGTAGTTGTTTATTGTATTGATCTATTATATCGTCAGGAATATTGTCTTGATTTGGAAGGTCAATCAACCCATCCATTTGTTCTGGTGTTAAAGGTTGTCCTGGTTGATATGATGCAAGATTCAGTCCATTTTCATCATACATAGGTCCTAGTTGTGCATTGTATTGATCAATTACATTCTGCGGTATACCGTCTTGATTTGGCAAATCCTGTATCATGTTCATTTCAGCAGTTGATAGTTTACCATCAAAGTCTGCAACAAGATCATCTATACTAGTAGCACCTGCTATATCTTGTATGCCGGCAGCTCGCATATCTGCGGCCGTTCCGGCGTCAACATCGGTGATTCCGTCGAGGCTATTTCCTCCACCAGCAAATCCTCCTTGTGTTGATTGTGCAGTATCAGCAGTTGCTCCAACAGCATCTCCGCCACCACGCACTAGATCGCCAAGTGTACTTGCACCGGCCGCCAACGCACCAGTTTTACCTGCACTGTATAACGCACTTCTTATGTCTTTACCTTGTAACAGTTGATCTGTAAGTTTAAACAAACCTAATGCGGCAGCACCACCTAAACCTGCACCACTTACACCAGCGGCTGCAATCAATGCGGCATAGATAAAACCTTGCATAATAGGATGTTTCTCTGCAAACTGACGATATTTTTTAACAGCTTGCATTACACGACCTTCGTCGCCACCTGCACTTTGCTTCAGTTGTTCGGCGGCGGCATCATATTTTTGTGCAAAGCCTTGCATAGGTCCAGAATTGTAAACTTTTGCCTTTAGATCATTCCAAGGTTTAACAATTGCTTGATTAACTTTGTCTAATCCTTTACCAACTGCCGTACGGTTTGATCCAGCCTCAGTTGCAGTTTTTTCTATTTCTGCAAACAAACCTTGTATCTGTTGTGGTGAAAGTGCAGCTTCACGAAGTTGATATCCCACGTTTTCCCAAACAAGATAGGTATCGAGATTGGTTCGGTTAAGACTTTCTAGTAATGCATGTCTTGATTCATGTTTTTTTAATTCGGTGATCCTCATGCTATTGCTTTCTTCAATTTCTGTTTGCTCGGAGCATCTAATTTATCTATTGCACCTATCGTACCGGGGGATGCTTTTTCGATAGCCGCACGTAGTCCTGCCATCTTTGGATCATTGAGATCAATTTTTTGTCCACCAATCTTAGCAGTAGGAACTTTTGTTTTTTGAGCAACGTCTTTTGCAGTGGTTGATACTATCTTACCTGTACTGTCTCTTTGCGGTGCGGTTGACTGTTTAGCTTGTTGACTTTTAGGAACATTGGTCATGTAACTTGGTTTGCGTTTTTTCCAATCATCATTGGCTTGATCCATGCCTTGCTTCACTGCACTTGTTTTGCCCTTGTTCATTGCTTGCGAAATTGGATCAGTTCCTTGACCTTGCTTGTTTTGATTACGTGCAATGCTTTTCTGTATTGCTTTTTGATCCTGGTTAGCAGCAGAGGCTTGTGCACCTGTTGTTCCTAGTTTTTTTTCTAGTTCTGCTTTTCTTTGTGCTTCGGCATCGGTTTTTTGTAACTTTGCAGCCAATCCAGCAGCCTTATTACGTTGTGTAATACTACCACTTTGAGCGTTTTTTCCAATACTTGCACCCCCAACACCGGTGTAGGTTTGTTGACTGCGATCAGGAAGACCACTTTGCCAATTATAACTGGTTACATCGTCAACTTTGTCCAGTGTTTTTTGTGCAAGTGCATCTGCTTTGCCAATTCCAGTTTGTACTGCACCAGCGGCTCTTTTTAGAAACCCTGGACCTTGTGCTTGTGCTTTTGCAGTAGGTGCTTTATAATCTTTTCCAGCAACTGCTTTTTGTGTTTGTTGTTTGCCTTGTTGGAATGACTTGCCTAATGCATCAGCACTACGCTTAGTAACACCTTTGATCTTTTGTCCTGCTCCTTGAACCGCACCAAGGCCTTGGCCAATTTTTTTAGTGATGGCTTTAGAGAAATCACCAATTTCGTCTAAGAGCTCTTCTTGTAGTTGTTGTTCTGTTAATCTATTTGTCATTGGCTCTTTTCACTGATCTTGCAAACTTACTCGGATCACGCAAACGAATAGCATTCAGTAGTTTGCGTTGTAGATTTTCACTTTGCTCTGCATCATATAACTCGTCGATCTGTTCCATTAAACGGATAGCACTGGCAATCACATTGCTGGCACGACTTTCTACGATGTATCCACGCTCTTGACGTTTAGCATAGCGTTCTACGTAGATGCCGTCTAATTCTTCAAAGATGCTACGAGTCTTTTTTTGCATTTTTGTTCCTTTTGCAGTATTTAGCAGTTTTTGCTGATTCAAATATTTATAGTAGCATAGATTCTGTAGTAAATATACCTATTAAGGCATCTTTAGGCAAACATAGGCAAACATGAAAACAGAAATAGAACAGATACAATTATTATTAGAACAATTTAGAAGACCAACTCCCGAAGGCGAAGAATATCAAAACAGACTAGCAGAAGAATTTGAAATTATACTTCAGCAACGTTTTACAGATTACTTTCTCAAAATAAGACTCATACTTGATCTCAACGAAGACATACCACACATGACCAGAGGCAGTGCTGGTAGCAGTTTGGTTTGCTATCTCATGGGCATAACTGATGTTGATCCAATTGAATGGAACATACCACTAGCAAGATTTTTAAATCCATACAGAGATGACTTGCCTGATGTGGATATTGATATACCTCATCACAAACAAGAACTTGCAATGCAACGTGTGTTTGACAAATGGCCAACACAGAGTGCTAGGATATCAAACTATGTGCTTTACAGAGAGAAGAGTGCAAAACGCGAAGCTGCCAAACGCCTTGGAGCAAAAGGCAGACTGCCAAAAGATATAGACTACGCAAAACTAGGCGTTGACGAACAAGAAGCACGTCGTATTGAACGCAAACTCATGGGCAAAAAACGTTGTATCAGCAAACACTGTGGTGGTGTGCTGGTTTTTGATCGTCCACTACCTAAAAGCCTGTTCCGTGATGACAATCTTATCTTGCTTGACAAAAACGAAGTAGAGGATTTGGAACATCTAAAAGTAGACATACTTGCAAACAGAGGATTATCACAGTTACTAGAAATAGATCCTCACACAAGACTGGATGCATATCCAAAACAGGATGAACGTGTTGCTGATTTGTTGTGTAGAGGTGATGTACTTGGTGTAACACAAGGTGAGTCGCCAACTATGAAGAGACTGTTTCGTGCATTGCAACCAACCGGAGTTGAGGACTGTGTGTTTGCCAGTGCATTAGTGCGTCCAGTTGCTATGGAAGGCAGACGCAAGGCCAGTTGGTTCCGTGACTGGAGTGAAAAAGGCATACAAAAGAATGCAATAGTATATGAAGATGATGCCATACATAAAATAATGAAATTGATTGGCATATCACCATACGAAGCAGATATGTATCGTCGTGCTTTTGCAAAAAAGAATGAAGAAAAGATGATGCAGTTTATGGCACGCTTAGGTGATCATCCAGACAAGCATGATATCTATGAACAAATGCAATCACTAAGTGGGTTTGGCTTGTGTAGAGCACACGCAGTTAATTTAGGCAGACTTATATGGGCATTAGCATATCACAAAGTATACAATCCAAAAGAGTTTTGGCGTGCTTGTTTAAAACACTGCCAAGGATCATATGCACGTTGGGTATATCGTAACGAAGCAAAACGTGCTGGTTGGGATCTGCGTGAACTAGGTTTTGACAACTGGATTACAGAAGATCCAGTTGAGAGTTTCAAACAACATGGTGCATGGAATAGTCCTGGCTTTTTGCCAAACATGGGATTGCAAAATTTATTCTTAGACAAGTTTCAGTTTGCAGGTATAATTGCCGCCAGCAGAGTGTTTAAAAGTGATATAAAAAGTTATATACACTTCATCACACTAGGTGTTGGTGAAGGTCGCTATGTGGATCTTGTTGTTGACAAACCAGTGAAATACGGTAAAGGAACTGTAGTCTTAGGAGAAGGAGAACTACACAGCAGAGACAACAGCGAGTATCTCAAAGTAAAACGCAAATCAGTAAAAGTGATGTCAATTGACGACTATGTTCAGAGCTAACAGGTACCACAGTTATCATCGCAAATGACTAACCGTCCATTTTCATAATCTTTAAGTATCCAACTTTGTTCCACTTTGCCAAACCATTCAATACATTGTTCCAAAGTGTAAACTAATGCATTATTTTTTTCAATCATTGGAATTAATTGACTGTTGGCAGCTTGATGATACTGCCCTTTCCCGTATGTCTTAGGGTAAAACCCAGTGTAACAACAAGGATACACATCTCCATTGGCAGAGATATAAATGCTTTTAAGTTTTTTTGTTTCACAGATTACACTGGCGCAAGGTTTTCTTCCTGGAATAATATCTTCTAATAAAATATCATCAGTTTTTTTACTGTCAAGAAGTTTTTCAAAATTGGTTTCTCCTGAGTATGATCCTAATGTATGAGCCAGGTTACCTTTCTTGTCAAATACAGGAGCAGTGTTTCTTCCTTCGTCAACTATTTTAAATTTTGAAAATTCCAGTTGAATGCTCAGTTGTTTACATTCTTCGATTTGATGACGATTATGATCAAATTCTATAAACTGCCAAATTGCATTTCCTCCGTTTGAAATAAAAGTTTTAGCATTTTTAATCACAGTTTTCCAAGAAGTATCTTGACGATATAAACTGTGGGTGTCTTCTAATCCATCAATTGCAAAATTAACCGTGGCACTACTGCTGGCAAGGCTTTTCCAAAAATCTTCTTTTCTAGCTCCGCCGTTGGTGTTAATCGAAATATTCATTTTTGGATTATTATCTCTAAAGTATTTTATAATATCTTGACCTTCGGGATTCATCACAATATCGCCAAAATTTCCATTAACACGAATTGATTTCAATTGTAGCAGAAATTTTTTTGAAAATATTTTTTTTGTTTGCTCTAATGTCAAATACGTTTCAGGATAACCTCCATTATAAGGATACCCCCAGAAGTTTCGAGGACACCAAGGACATCTCGCATTACACAAAGATGCAATTTCTAAATGAACATCACGAATTTCATTGTAAGATATCATTTTTGTTTGATACCTGCTAACATCTGTTTAAGTTTTGTGCTTTGTACATCAGCAACAATCTTACCTGGTTCGTCTGCCACAGTTGCATCGTTTACAGTGTCAGTTGTGAGTGTCTTGGCTTTTATTTGATCATAGATACTTGAACTCTGTTTCTTAAACTGTTGATATTCTTCATCATCTCCTAAGTCACGTATACGCAAACTTTCTATGTCAAACTCCAAGTCTACTTTCTGTCCAACACCTGAACTACTTCTAGTCTTCATAGCCTGTATCTGATATCTGCCACGTTCTCTCATTGCACGGCTTGTAAAGATACCAAACACATTGTCAGCAGTATTGATCTTACTGATACCACCTGATATATGCGAATGATCAAACTCTATTTCTTCAACTGCACTTCTATTCAACTGTGAAGCAGTTACAAACAATATGTTAAGTTCCCTTGCAAGGTTACGCAGTTCTTCAGATACATACTTGTCCTTAACAAACAGATCATTTGGCGATACTTTTGCACTTACTGGCATAAGCAAATCCAAATAGTCAACACACATAAAGTCTATTTCTTTTCCTTGTTTGATGCTTAGTTCTTTTACAAATGCTCTTATGTCGTTAACTGTGCTCTGTGCAGGCATGTATTTTATTTGAAGTTTTCCTGACTTCTTGCCCATCATTTTAACTTTCATTTCAACAGTTTCAATGTCTTTGAACAACTGTTTACTAGGAGTGTTTGTTAACATACTGTCAATACGCATAGCTGTCAACCCTTCACTCAATTCGAGTGTAATGTATACTCCGCTGAGTCCTGCTTCCATCCAGTTCACTGCCAAGTTTTGCATGAACAAACTTTTACCTGATCCTGACCCGCCTGCAAATATCTGTAGTTCTCCTCTGTTAAACCCACCATACAATAATTTGTCTAAGTTTGCCCAACCTGTTGAATTCTGTCCGTTGTTGTCTTTCAGTGCCGCAAGTCTTGCACGAGGATCTTCAAAGTAATCTGTACCCAGATCCTTTGTTAAACTTATCTGTACTGCATCCTTGATTAGTTTCTCAACTGGTGAATACTCTCCCTTTTCTAACAGGTCTGCACTTTTAAGTATGGCACGTTCTAGTTCAGTACGTCTGGTAAATGCTTCAAATTCGTTCAAAAACCAATCTGTATGTCCACTATTGAGATCTGGAATCTCCAATAGTTCAACGTTTGTCACTGCTTTTATCTGTGCTCTGTCAGGAAGTGTTTTATGTTCGTTTGCATGGTCATAGATAAACTTTGCAGTTTCACGCAAGTCTCTGTCAAAATTTTCTGTATTGAATATATTTTGTACTCTCAAAAAACTTTGTGCATCATGCATCATCATTTCTAAAAATAACTTTTGTACATCATAGTTATAATCTGTCATACTATCCTCGCTAGGCGTTTACGTGCCATTTCAATTTTTATCTTACTACGTTCTGCATGTTGATGAATTTGATGTAGTGTTTCGGCTACACCAAAACGCACCACTGCATCATTTACATCTTTTACATCTTTGGGCCATTCGGGTATACTAACTTCAAACTTGTGTTCTACTGCGGCATCAATTATACTTAATCCTGCACGGTCCTGATCTGGTACTACTATAATTCTACGTTGTAACTGCTTCAACAACTGTGCTTGATCTTTGCTAATGGTCTCATGCATACATGCTAATCCGGATATACTTAGTGCATCAAATATACCCTCAACAACTATTGCACTAGTCCAGTCAGACTTTTGTAAATCGTAACCAAACACATACCCAGGTTGTTGATTGTTTATAAACTTTGGTGTACGATTATCCAAGTAACGTGATGTATATCCTACTATCCTGTTTTTGTAAGTGTATGGTATAACAATCCTGTCTCTTGGTCCACGTTTTTTATCTACTAAAAATGGATAACCAAACACTATACCACGATTACGCAGGTATTCAACATAATGAAAGTGACCACGATTGTTCTCATCTATTCGTTCAACACCTGTGGGTATTTCTTGTTCTTCAAAGTCTATTTGTTTTTGTTTAATGGTATTGCGTTCAGCAGTTAAATCTAATAAATTTTTACGTTTCAAACTTTCTAAGTTGAGCCTTTCAATATCAGTTGGATCAACACCTAGCCATTCTAATAGTTTACGTGTTTTGTAACCAACGTTGCGTCCAGCAACAAAACTTGCTGTAAAACCACAGTTAAAGCAATGATAACTCCAATCGTCATCCTGTTGTTTGATTCCACCACGAAGACGCTTGTCTTTTGATTCACCTTGATGAACACAACAAGGTGCATTGAAACTTACCCATCCAGAACTGGTATGTTTTCGCTTTTGCGGAATGTAACTCAATAGATCGATCATTATGTAATAGTAACATAACCTAGTGCTTTATGCAAGTGTTTTGATTATCGATAGGTGATTTGGCTAATAGTACCGTTATTAATTTCCACAGTAGGAGTTGCTTCATAGCCTTGCCCACCATTAGTAACAGAAATTTCTGTAACTACATTTCCGCTTATGGTTGCAGTTGCAGTGGCTCCGGTGCCTAGTCCTGTGATTTCAACATTTGGTGTACCAGGACCATAGTACTCACTACCACCCGTTGCACTAATCTCAGTTATTACGCCGTTCTGTACAGTGGCACTGCCAGTAGCAGCCACACCATATTGATTGATTTCAAAACGTACCCAGTTGTGTCTTCCCTCAACATTCACAAATGCTCTTTTAGTTTGATTGGTATAGACTGTTTGACTCCCTATATCATACCAATCTGGACCTATCTGTGTGTCACTGCCTTGTGCTTTTACATTACCTGAGAAGTTGTCAAAGTCAAATTGAAATGTTGTGAGTGTATTATTCGCAGTATATGCTATGCTAGTATATCTTCTATCACCAGATTCAGTTTTTATTCCATATTCATCTGGTTTAGGAATTTCAAGTAACCTGCTTTCAACAAAATTAGGATATACACTGTCTACTATTTCAACTTGTCCACGTCCTGAACTATATGCATCTGTAAAGACTGCTTCATAGAGATTGCCACTAGCACGTTCTAAACTCCAGCTTGCAGTTTGCTCTTCAATAAGATCCAGTTCTTCACTAGTAAGTGTAACCTTTGCTCTTCCAAATGTTGCACTCAATGTTTCTAAATCTTTGGCTATTAACTGTTCTTCTCCGTCTGTAGACATCATTCTATAGGTAATAGTGCTACCACTAATATTCACTGGTTTTTGATCTTGATTTATAAATTCAAATAATATGACATTGTCAACACCGCGGTTGACTTTTAATTTCTTAGCATACACTGGTTGCCATCTCCTTTGAAAGTATGCGCCACTCGTATCAGGTAATAACACCTGCTGCTTCTGCTGATATAAATATACGGGTGTAGAATACATAAATTAACTCCAATTATAAGGTATTTATGGGCGTAGAGCTGTTCGAAAAGATTGCAGGACGATATCCGTTTATCACTTTCTGTACCTATGCAGGTAATGAATATGTTGGTGTAATCCAAAACCGCGATGATCAAATCACTACTATCTATGACTTTGGAAGTATCGTCGAAGATGATATCAAACGTGATTTTCTAGAACTAGCCAATCAATGGTGGTGGGAATCTAATCGCAGTATACCAATTAACATTTTTTTAAAACAAGATTGGGAAAAGTTTAAACCTTATTTAAAAACTTTCATAAACAAAGATCTACAAATTTTACTAGGGCCAAGCACAAGCCTAGCAGAACTTAGTCGTAAAAAAATAAAACGAAGAAGTATTACACTGGTTCGCAAAGTAGATTAATGTGTAGTGCAACAAGACGTGCATAACTGATTGCATGTGATTTTTTAAATACAAAACCAGCACTATTATCTCCATCCCACACAGTAGCAAATACATCAGTCCAACTCTTACGTTGTAGGTGAGATTTACCTGGACGTATTATACTGATAAATGCTGCCATGCGTTGTATGTTGTCTGGTTGCATTGCAACTATTAGGTCATGATAGTTCCCAATATGCACTATCTGTTCGCAAAAATCTTTGTCTTGTAAACGTGTCCAGTCTGTTTCTTTTGCCAACATAGCATCATAGTGTGCTTGGTCACGTATCAGTGTGTACACACTTTGATTAAGTAAGTCTAATTTAAAATACCCACGTTGTTCTGCATACTCATAGTCTATGCTTGCACAACTGTTTATTGCATCAAATGGTACAGGAGTAACATAAACACCACTATTGTGCTTTTTTCCTTCTGCGTTCATTCTTGCCGGTGTACATTGAATCAAATCAATTATCTGTTGCCTATCAGCAAAATCTATGTCAACATCAGCACTCATTTACTAATGTAGTGTCCTATGTTAGCAAATTCAGCAATCGCAAATACTATTGCAGCCATAACTAAATCACCAGTTAACAATGCATAGCATCCGCCAATTCTTATCGCACTTTTTATCAGCAACATATAGAATTGTGGATCTTTGGATTTGTTTACTTTTTCCATTTGTTGGATTTTTGGTCTAGTCAATCCCATTTTCTTCTCCTCTGCAGGTAATGTAAAACTTATTTTTTCTGTGTAAAACGGCATGCTACCATCCTGCCTGTTTAAGTATTTCTTCACAATATGCCTGATCTGCTGGATAGTCACGAAACTTCTTTTGCCAAAAGTCTGGATCAATCCAAGGCCATACAATTTTTGTTTGATCAGGATTCATATCTGCTAGATATCGTTGTCCTGACTCACAGTTAAACACCAACCAAGGTGATATGCGTCCAGTACTTATTGCAAACGCAACTGCATTATCATTTCCATAACGCAAAAAGTCCTGTGCAGGATGTCCAGTACGTTCACTCCACTTTATACTATATTCAATGCCACGTTCAAGTGCATCTGTTAGTGCTTCCCGTCTAATATATTCATGAAGGTATTCATCATATACTGCTTCTTTGCACCAGTGATCTAGTTTTTTGTTTTGTTTGATCACCCATTCAACAAACTTGGGTACATTGATAGCATTTATACCAACACAATGTCTACCAAATTTTACAAATGCTTTGTAGTATGGTGATGTTGCAAAATCTGCATAGCTTTTTAGTTTTGCACTGCCCTGTGTCATGGTGTAAAACTTCAAATAACTTTGCAAACCAATTTGCACACCAACTTCTTTTTCTTCTTGGAATCTGCGTTTTTGTTCACAGAGATGTACTGCTAGTGTGCTTTCTTTTCTAAACTCACGTTCGCAGTACTTGCATCGATAGGTTTCACTTTTTGTCTGCGACTCCGCTGTCACGCATGTGTTCCTTCAGTTCTTTATTTGTTACAAGTTTACTGAGCATATCTATTTCATCTGCTTTCATTGCAGGATACAACTCCATCAACATCTTCTTTGCTTCATTATTGCCTTTTTCTTTCTTCTTTGGTGGTATCCACTGATGTCTGTGATTGCCCATACCAGGTGAAATAGCAGTAGCACATAACCATTGTAGTTTAGGATGCTTGTTTATGTCAAAGAAATGTTTATTCAAACGTTCATTACAGGCTATCAAATAGTATTCTTGAAGTTCATTAGGACCTTGCACACTTGATCCCCAACGTATCATGAGAAAGTTGGAAAACTTTTTGCGTTCTTCATCTGTCAGACTATCGTAAAAGTCTCTGCTTTTACTGTCAAGACAACGCATCTCATTTGCTATGTTTAGTTTTTCGCTCATTGTGTTTTTTCCATATCTTGTGCAGTATGTAAAACCAAAATCCGTTGATACAAGGTTCAACTAATGCAACTGCGCCTGCTTCCCATAAACTTGAACCAGTCATCCAGTAAACAACATTCATTGCTATTATAACATGACCAACAGTATAAATCAATGCCAATGCAATACTATCATCTACTTTTTCTTTTACAACAGTAAATATTCCTCTAGTAAATTCCATACGATCACCATGCTTTGTTATAGTCTACAATTTCGCAGTTACGACTGATATCTTTTACAAAATAAACACATCTTGGATCATTTTTGTTTTCAACCGGTACTGCCAACATCTGTCCATTTTTAAGTTTAGGAACATACCAAGTTACGTCTTGATAAACATCAATTATTTCTATATCCAGATAGGTTGGTGTAAAACTTGTGTGTGGATTGAATTGGAAAGTTTTAAAACCTCTATCATTGATACTAGTTAAAGGTAACATCTCAAGATCACCAACTTCTGGTTCACCAATCAGTACCTGCCAATCAATTGGCATTTTCATCTGTGTTTCACCAATACGCAATACCAATGCTGGCGAGTTAAATGTTTCTAAAAATATTAATGGAATATAGATGTGATCTGGATTGGTTGGATCACTGTTGTCAAAAATAGCAAAACGTAAGTCATCTATCTCTTCAGGCAATGTATCTAATTCAAACACAGTATTTTCTAGTGTTAGTATTCTCATAATGTCTCCATCAAGTATTTTGCAAATAGTTCATGAGCTCGTGCTCCAGGGTGTCCGTGTATTCCATACAAATGTTCGTCCTTTGGTTGCAATCCTTGTTCTCGTGCAAAGGTTCCAAAACTAAATTTCCAAGGGTCTATAACTCCTTCATCCTTTAGTATTGTGTCTTGTAGACTACTAATAAAAGGACTATTGTATCCAACGTATTCGCTACCTTCAAGTTTATCAACATTTGAAAATATCTTATACTTAATACCTTTACTACGTAACCAACCTATTAGCATAACTAAATCAGTACATAGTTCGGTCATTTGTGATTCTCGATTATAATGCATTAACCATTCCTTATAGTATTCACTAACTACTGGATCAACTTTTTCATGTATATTTGGTACTATTGAATCCATTAGTCCATTAGTCCAAGATACGTTTTGCGTTGGCTTAATTTGATAAAAATGCCCATCGTTGTCGACTGCTGGCAAGTCTGGTCTCCATATTTCGCTGCGACTTATAAAAGTCAATCCTATAAGAACTAATACATCATCTGCAATTTCATTTACATCACGTAACGTGGTTCTGATTATACGTCTATTGCAAGAACCAGGTATAGCTTTATTAATTAGTTGTGCTTTAAGAGTTTTTGCAATGATTTCAGAATATACTGGATGACTCTTAGTAGGTACACCAAAACTACAACTATTTGAATAAAGTATCATTTGTTCCAATCCAGTTTTTCTAGTGTCAGTATTCTCATAATTTCTCCAATTATTTTATCTTGTGTCTTTTCATTATTACGCCGTATTCAAAAAAGTCTTGTCGGACTATTTCAAACCCTTGTGCTAAAAGCCAAATAACATTTGCTCCACATTTTCCTACCCAACAGTCATTCAAGGTATGAGTATCATCAAACACGACTACTGCATCGTCAGTAAGATAAGGAAATATAGCAATCATTTGTTTCATGTGTTCTACCTGGCAGGTTTGATTTGCCAATGGTATGCCTAGTTCTTCTCTATAGAAACGTCTTTGTTTTATATCACTATCATCTAATATAAGGTCGATATCCCATATATAATCAAAATTGTCTAGATATAGACAACTAATTTTTTTATCTAATTTTGGCAATTGATTCACGCACCAATCACTGCCCCATCCAATATGCCATGTTGCTGGTAGATCTGGAAGACGTCTTTTTGGTTCATCAATAATATCTACAGTGTGCATTTCAGCACCATGCTTTTGTGCTAATCGTGAAAAGTATTCTGTACTGCCTTCGTGTCTATCACTGCCTATTTCTAAAAACATTGTGTTATTTGTTTCACCTAAGTACTGTTCCGTATGTTTAAATGCGTCGCCCATTAGTTCCACTCCAGTTTTTCTACACTGTACGGATAGTTCGCTTCTCTATAGAATGCTTTACGTTTGGTTAGATGTCTTTTTGCAAATCTGCAAGTAGATGTTATGTCCCAGATTTGGACGTGGTCTTTGTCTTCCGCTTTACGAATACCCCTGCCAATACTTTGTATAACCCGTACAAAACTTTTACCAGGCTCAAGAAGGACAAGATTGAAGATACGTGGCAGATTAATGCCCACGGCCGCGACACCATATGTAGCAATAATAATTTTACCTGTCGCAGTAGCCACTTCATCGTACTCATCCTGTCTTGCTTTTGCTTTGGTTGCACCACTTACAAATACTGCATCATCGCCCATTCTGTTTAGTAACTCTGTGCCAGCACTTATTCTATCAACCAATACCAATGTGTTACCAGTTTTATTTACTTCAATAACCAAGCCTGCAATGGTATCAAGTCTGCCTTTTTCTTCAAATAGATACTTTAATTCACTCTGATAGTTTGTAAATTCAGCATGATCAATTAACTGTACAACATTTACGTGACAGTTTGCAAGTACACCTTTTTCCTGTAGCTCACTTGCAGCAAGTTGATTTATCACTGGCCCTAAACTACAATGCAATGCTTGAAACTCATATGGCTCTTTTGGCACTGTTCCTGTTAGTCCCCAACGCAATGGTACACGTGCCATTACTCCAGTGAGCAATGTTTTAAGTGCATCTGCTTTAGCCATATGTACTTCATCAACTATCACTGCAACTACGTCTTCTAAAAACTCATGTATTGTAATATCAACTGTTTGGTTCTTTGTGTTCTTTAGCAACACATTTAGACTTTGCCATGTGCATATTGTATGCTTATGCCCAAACTCTTTTCTATCACCATAGAATACGCCAACATCAAGTTGCATGTTTGAATAGTCTGCTTCTGTTTGTGTAACCAAACTTTTATTAGGAACTATTACAATACTACGTCCATAGTTTTCTACACGTTCACTTAGACTTGCAGTCATAATTGTTTTACCAGCACCAGTTGCTACTTCTTGTATGCACTGTGGATTTTTTAAGAAACTGTTTATGATCTCTACTTGATAATCACGCATCTTAATAGGAGTGCCAGAGGCAGGATGATTCTTCGGCCACATAATGTCACTGTAAGTATCTTCTGCCACTGGATCAAACTTGAATACTGTTTGGTATTCTCTGTTGTCTTGTATGTCAACATCGTAGTTGAAGTCTTCTAATATAGGAAGTATATCTGGTAACAAGTTTAAGTATGTGCTACCGCCCATTTGAAAGTATGCAACCTTACCATCCCAACGTCCTAGTCGTACTGCTGGCAAGTATCTTGCATGCGGTACATCATACTTGAAAGTGTTCACGAGTTTCTTACGAACATCAAGCTCTAGTCCTGATATCTTAAGATTTACTTCATCATTTATTATTAGTGTTGCCGTTCTCATAATATTATTATATACACTTTTTGTAATTAGTCAAGGAAAGTGGGCAACATTTTTACAACATTGCCCACCTGTGGTTGTCCAGGAGCTAGATCTGATATGACAACCTATTCTATCTGCGTTTCATCACAGTGTTTTCTGCTAACTGTTTCCAGTTAGGACTTACCTTTGTAAGATCTGCTATCTTCAACGCCATTCTCAAACTGACTTCTCTTAATTTATCCTTAACAGTATCCATGAAAGCAATTACTTCGCCTTCCATTTCTTTACTAAGATCATAATCCTTAAACAGTTCGCCTGTAGCAACAATCTGTTTAATACGTAAGAACTTGTCTCTCATAGTATCAAGTGTAAGATCCAAGTAATGACATCTTGATTGTAATGCATCTAAATGATCTTGTAGTTTTTTACTTCTAACGTTCTCAAATTTTACATTAGTAATAAAAATTACACCGCCTTTGAATTCAAACTTGTCTGGAATACCTTCTGATCTAAGTTTGTTACTATCTGCATTCCAATGTAGCACACGTTTCTTACCTGAATCAAGTGCAGCCTTAAGTATATTAAGACTAAGTTCGTCCATAAGCACACTGTCACAGTCATCAAATACTAACACATGGTTAGCATCTGCATGTCTGTATAATGTAGCATATAGTCCTAGTGCAGTCATTGCACCTTTTACGACTTCATACTTGATTGGTCTACCAGCAATGCTATCCATCATTGATGCTTTGTCTAATTCTTTTTCAACTCCATAACTCTTTCCGACTCCTGGAGGTCCAGTAACAATCATAGCTCTAACATCACCAGCAATAACTGCTTTGGTCATATCATGTAGTATATCAAAACGTGTAGCAATACGGTCCATAACCTGCTGATCAGTTTCAAAATTAATAGTTTTGGAATCTTGTTTTTTCATTTGCATTCTAGCTCTCCTATGCAATGTTGTTTTCTAACTGTATAAACAGCTTAACACATTATACGTATATGTCAACCTATTTCTTAAGTTTTTTTGATGGTTTATAGTCTTTGCCAGCAACTTTTTTTTGCATTTCGTCTCTGCCTTCAACGTATGTATCAACTATTTCTTGCCACTGTTGTTTAATCCATTTTAACATTGATACCTAACCTGTTTTCTTTTGAATCTCTGACATTTTTCCTGATCTAGTTTGCAGACCCATTTTGATATACTCATTACGAACAGCAATACACTCAGACGCAGTAAGACATTCCCAAATTTCAAAGTCACCTGTTTCGGCACTTTCACCTAGTACATAATACTTCATTATTTGTCTTCCTTTTTCTTCTTACTACGTTGCCAAGGATTTGTTAATGCGCCTTCTGTTCTTGCATTAGCAACACAGACTGTAACCTTTCCACCTTTTGCAAAGTACTCGTCATAAGCCTGTTGCAATTCTGGGTCTTTACTTGTTCTTGGTGTAAAGTCTATTTCTTTAATTGTAGATTCGTCTGACATATTTGCTCCTGTTATAAAACTTGATCTTTTTACAATCAGTACAGATGATCAATCTGTACCGGGTAGTTTTTAGTTGTAGTGTTATGGTTCCTTGAGTCCTACCTGACTTGTAAACCTCTGTAGTTGTCGAGCACCGCTCTCCCTTAATCAACTACTTACACTTTACTGCTGGCTATGTCATATTGTTTCCTTTTCCTTACTATGCTGTTATAATAACACAGTTTAAGGTTAAGTCAACCTTTTTATTTGTTTTGGCCATAAAAAAATCGCCCAACTAGTGGACGATCTGATTAAAACCGCTTAGTAACTAAGCGAACATGTTGGCGCCTTCTCCCAACTTGCGAATTCTTTTTGTTACTTTTATTTATACTAATAAAAAGACGACTATGTTTTTATGGTGCTACATATGCGGCTATGTTAGCTGGTATGCGTTGAATCCAGGATATTGTCTGTTCATTATCTAAGACAAACTGCCAACTAGAAAACGTTGGACTATCTACACCACCAGAGGGAATTCCGCCAGCATCTGCAGATGTAGCCGTTAATACCGGAGCAGATCCATCAATGAGTATAGTCTTCTTTTCTGGAATAGCACTTTCACTACCGTCACCATATGCTAGATCGGCATTGGTTCCCGGATAGTAGTAGGTACCGTCATGTAGAAAAGGACGCTCGCTTTCTGGATATGAAGCAGAATTAGTATCGCCTGAACTTACAAGTACTGTACCAATTGAAGCTTTTCCTGCAGTGATTTCTATACTGCATGCAACTTCTTGTTCTGCAGTATCGTCTGAATTAGTATAATCCCAAGACAAAATGTAGTGGGTGTCATCTGCTGGTGCATTTACACCATCATATGTATTAACAACGGCAGTAGATATTGCTCCGCTGAACACTTGAACGCCGCCCATTGTTACGGTTGCAGTTGTTCCGGCGTCGTGATTCCAACCTTCGACTAAAAATTTTCTTGTTGCCATTTCTTCATATTCCTTTTATAAAAATATGTATATAGATATACATACGTATAACTCTATTTACCTCCAATGTCCCAAAATTAAACTATCATTTACTTCATGAGGTTTTGGATTTCCATGAAAAATTACAATACTTGTTTTGGGATTAAAAGTACTTGTACCGCCAGGATTCAATGGTTTTCTATATCTAAAATCCATTCCACCTTCTTTGACTTGCCAACGATAACTTACTATTTGATCAGTGCTATAGTAACCTACGTCGTCTTTTATCTTGCTGAAAATATAATCTTGATCTCCATGCCATGGACATCTTGGATTGTTTATAATCTGTTTTAAATCAAAGTCTGTGTATACATAATTGTATTTGAATGGATCAAACCACATTACACTGCTGTTTATTTTCCACCTACTGCTTTTCATTAGATATTGAAAGTCTCTAGCGGCCCAAAATTTATCTCTACTTACATTCCATAACCAATCCAGATTGCCTGTAATCACAGAATCTAAATCAAAATACAACATCTGTGACCAGTCTGTATTCCAATGTTTACTGTTGAACAGTTGTATCTTATACCACCAACTACGTTTAGGGCCTCTAACACCTTCCCATTCTTCTAGATCATGACGTATATAGTTTGCTGGCACAAACCTGTTGCTTTCAGTAAACACATGCATTCTCACTGTTGGCGTGAGGTTCCGTTCTAAACCACGATAAAGTTTATCAACGTAACTCCAATCATAAAGAGTATCATGTATAAGACAAGCACAATCAATTGTGTCGGTTACACTAGTGAGTCTTTTAATCTTTTTAGCCATAAACCTTCTGCTATTTCATCTACTGTGTATTCAGTATGACTTATTTCTACTAACCATTGTTTTCTGTCTTTGGTTGGAGGATTTTCTATTTGTTCTAACGCAATACTCATTGGGTAAGCTAGACTTTTCGTGTCTACCACTACATTAGAACCAGCAATTACTGCATTGATACCAGGACCACTGCAATGATTTATTACACAATGATAGTTGTAATCAATGTTGAATGCATCGTATGTGCTTTCTATTTGCATTGGTGTTTCTAGTGTACAATTCTCTATAACTTTGTTCATCAACAACATTTTAAAACGTTGCGTTGGAATAAAAAATGGACAACGTGGATGGTATCTTACAACAATATGTCTATCACTGTGTTTTCTTATTCTGTGTATTAGATCAACAGTCCAATCTTCTAAACTGGGCATGCCTTCCCATTGCAAACTTTTATTGTGTTGGGCCGCAATGAGTATTTTATCATTGAGTTGATTGTTATGTAAACTAACGCCAAGTTTACGAGGACGGTCAAGATCTAAGTTTTCAGTATGACCGTAATATCCTTCTGTAGTAATATTGTTGACTGCAATTTTCCAAGTAACTTCACGTTCTAATGCACCTGCATCAATTACCACAACTGGCTTTCCGAGCGAACGATAGTGTTCATATATCCTTTTGTTCTTGCTCATTCTGCCATTCCATAGTACACTCCATATAACAACAGCATCACAGTCGAGGGAGTCTTCAACAGGTGTTATACCAGCACCTCGACAGCTGTTTAGAAATGCTTCCATGATTGGTTTGCTATTCAGAGCACACTGAGCAGGATAATATGCTATGTTATTGATCAAAGGTTAAATACCCATATGAAACGTTACACAGTAATTACCACTTTTAATGAACAAGGCCGCAAATTATACGGACAAAAAATGGTCAACAGTTTTCAAAACTTTTGGCCGCGAGAAGTTGATTT